CCCGCCACTTATTCCGGCAAAATCGGGGTCGTCATAATTTTGTGTTACATAAGTAACCCCCTCATACGTTTGTGTTCTATCGCTAAATGTAGCCGACCCAACCGCAACATTATGATGATTTGCAAGTCCTAAATATTGCGTTGCGTAATAGCTCCATTGATTGCCCGCCGTAATACTATCGCCGTCAACTCCTAAATTCAACTTTGTAAAATCTGCAAATTGTGTCGGTGATACTATAACCGTTGTTTGATTAAATCCCGCAATTCGGGGGTCGTTTGCATCTAATTTTTGCACAATTGGTTTGTCGTTAAACGACGTACTCCAAAATATAGGAACCCATTTATTTGTATTTTTATTAAAATAGCCTCTTACAACATTCCAATCAACAATAGCGTATAATACACCACGGTCGCCAACAAATTTTATTGTTTCGGGATAATCGTAATTATAGCCGGTTATGTCTGATTTAACGTAACGTGCGGCAAATTGATTTGTACCTCCCATCATATCAAATAACCATAATTGGAAATCCGTTGGGGCAAATGTTTCCGACCCATTACTACCATAACAACTCAATGCGTTGATTGTAAACATATCATTTTTATATGTTTCATTTGGAACGAAAGCAATAAATTTAATTGCCTTATTTACAATGTCAACAACGGGGTTAGGGTATGATACATTACGCCAATCTAAGCCATTATTAGGATAACCCGTAATTTGATAGTTTGATTTTGCGTTATAAACATATTTATATGCCATAACACCGGGGTTTAATTCTGCTATTTTTGCGGCATATCCCGAAATATATACATAACGTGCGTTGCTTGGTATTGTCAACTCGTAATTCATGTATATTTCCGTCTTATCATTACCTTTTAATTCCCGCGAAATATAATTATCGCTGCTATCCGTATATATTGCCGCATATACAATAATTCCGTGCGGGTCTAATGATACACGCATACGACTTATATTGTTTGCGAACAAATCTATTTTTATACTTCTATATCTATCGGGAATGTTTGTTGAAATAACAACTTTTTGTCCTCTTACTTCATAATATCCTTGCTGTAAATCCTGTGGGGCAAATGCTTCTGTAAAAGCAAATGCCGTATTGTTCTGCTTTTTAATGTTTTGCGCTAAAACTTCGTCCCAAATACTACTATCGTTTGGAATTATATTTGTCATCTTACAACACGGAGTAGACCACGACCAAACAACATTACCAATTTCACGCCATTTGTCAAGGTCAATTTCGACATAATAACGGGTTGTCGTTGTTTCCACTAAATACGAAACAACACCGTTTGGTAATGTGGCAACATCTAACATCGGAATAGTCCCAAATCCCGAACCCGTACCGTCTAATCTTCCAAATCCGAACCAAAATTTAGTACCATCCCCGCCGCCAGTACCTAATACGCCAATACCAACATCAACGGGGGTTACGCCATCTTTAAAAGAAAAATACGCTCTTTTAATTATCTGCATGGCTTTTACCTCTAAATCGTATCTACTCGGAAAATTGAAAGCTAATCCGCATGGCATACCAATAATTGCAGATGTTTTTAATTGATTGAGAATGTTTGTTTCTCCTCCTCCGTATATATCGACTAATTGACCCGTTTTAATTGCATTATCCCAATTTACAATACGTGGGTCGTTTGCGTCTATTTTTTGAACACGCACTAAATTAGATGCCGACGGGTTGGCGAAATTAGCACCCCAAACAATATATCTATATTTTCCGTTTACTTGATAATTTACAACCGGTCTCCAATCAATAATAACATACAACGTACCCGAATTTCCCGTTATTTTTGAAAACGTTGGTTTAGTTATATCTGTATTTGCGGGTAATACAAGCGAAGCCGCCCGCCGTTCTGCTCCTGCTGCTTGGCTTGCTGTTTCATCCAATATAAATAAATCTAATTCCGTTATATTAGGCGTTGCGGATGTTGTTATGCCTCGACTTGAAAAGCCGTATATGCTAAACACATGGTCTTTCGACGCTTCATTTGGGACAAAACCAATAAATTTAATTGCATTAACATAAACGGGGCTATCGTTTACATTATCCAACCCAATTACATTACCGATACCGTCATTTGTTGCAAATCCGGTTGTTGTTTTTACCCATGTACCCGATTTATTAGATAATATTGCAATTTCATTATCTAATACGATAGAGTTAAAATTTGGATATGTTCCACTTTGTCCGGCAATGTAGAAAACATTTTGGTCGGGCGTTCCCGGTGCGGTACTCGGCGTTGCAATTCCGGCAAACGTTGCGTTCACTCCTATTTGACTAATTAACGTTTTCAATGTATTTTGTAACACTTGACCCGTAATTTCTTGGTTCCCGTTTGCCTTGATAACAGACGCAACGGCGGCTTTTAATTCTTCGTAATTTCCCATACTGATAAAAATTTAAACTACATCATTGTTATTAAAGTCATTATTAAAGTCTTTATTGTAATCGCCCCCGGTCGTTGGAATAACGCCCCGTCCGATTTTCTTAACCACGGTTGCGCATTCAAATTCACATTCGACGGACGCCAAATTGCCTTGTGTTTGCCATTTGGGGGTAATTAAAAACGTGTCGCAATCGTATTTCCTGCCTTGACTATATACCGTTACAAAATCACTCATACGGATTAACCGCATTACGTCGCAAAGGTATTCGGGGGCTAAAAAGACAAACCGAAACGTTTTTTCCGATATTTGTTTTTCCGGGAAAAAATACCCGTCCCGTTCTTCGCCCTCTTCCTCAAACTTGTATTCCGGCTTTCCTAACTCCGAACACACGTAAACCCGGTTTTTGAATTGGACGCCCTCGTAAACGATTTGTCCGCCGTCAACTTCCATATTGGCGGCGTCGCTCCATTCAACGCACAAATAACCGTCCATTCCGCCGGAAATCCACGTAAATACATCGGAATAATACCATTGTACGCCGTCGTTAATTCCAATCATATAACGCCCCTCCGGGAAATCTAAAGCCATCGGCAACAAACCGGGGTAAACAATAACATCATAACCGTAATTTGCAAACCGGACAATCTGCAATTCGGTTTCCAACATCGGCGTTGTTATGTCCGCCAATATCCGGGTAAATTTATAATCATACAACCGAACCGATACAATGTTATTTGAACGGGTCGGGCGTATGATTTGAAACGGCAATAGTTTATTGATAGGCGTAAACAACGGGTAAACGTCGCCATACGCATACGATTTTTTATAATCTTGGTATTGCACGCCCTCGTAAAACGGCAATACGGACAAATTATTATTCGGTGTCATACTTCAAAGTTGTTTTAATTGAACGACTGCACAAATTTACGCTTAATTTATCAACTTGACCGTTACCGATATACGTTTTTATTAGTTGCATCGGGTTGGGGTCGTCATTTGCCGGAAAACTAAACGTTTGTTTCTTCTTTCTCTCAATACCGTATGCGTAAACCTCGGAACCGTTTATTGATACACGACGGGCGGGTAAATCATACATCCAATACGGGGATTGCAAATTGATAAACGCCAAATATCCGTTTTGCAAAAAGTATTCGACGCCGTTTATTGTTTGGCGGGTAAATGGCAATATCCATTGCGACCCGGACGTTGGCGGAACGGCGGCAAACAAGGCGAACCCGTCGGAACTTATGTTGCCGGGGTTTAACAACATCATATCAATATCGGACGTGAAATTTGATATATTAATTTCCTCAACCTTTCCGGGCGTTACATACTTACTAATTACTTGTATCGGCAATCCCTCAAAAGCCGCCGTAACGTCGTCCATCCATTCAAATTGGTAACGTTCGGGCAAATCGACCTTATCAAACGAATATTCCGACGTGTTGAACGCCCACGGTTTCCCGTTGCGCAAATTTAATTCCTTTGTCAAATCGTGGCTTAATATAGCCCCGCCGGAATAGGAACCGCCATTGCGGAAATATTGGATATGCTCAATTTTAAATTTGCCGTCCTCAATGAACCAATAACATTTGAAACAATCCCGTAACATATTGGTAAATTGTTGTAAGGTTGTCGGGGCTTTTTGTGCGGGTTGCTGATATTCCCCGTTTATAATATTGGTTTTCTGTGATACAAGCAAACGGAAATTCAACCCGGATATTGGGTTGTTTCCGCTGTATAAAAATTGGCTGTATTCCGCCGTGGCTGCGTGGGTAATACCGGGCGCAATCTGATTGAGCAAAACAGATATACAAGACGCAACCGGGAACGCATCCCGCAAAGTATATGCTTTTCGGGCTTTTTCCTCTAATATCCAATCCATCAAATAAAACCCAAACCACAACGACGCA